CACTTATTTTGTTTAAAGCTTTATGTGTATTCTTCCAATAGGAACGTGAATCCACTTTTAATTCATTTTTAAGACGAACATTCATCTTAACTAGTTTATCTAAATTATTGAGACTATCTCTAATCTCTCTCATAGAACGACCAATTTTTTGTTTTGGAGTCATTGACTCGTCATTTCTGTAGTCGTGATATTTACCTTCATTGATAGATTCATTGTACTTTTTATTTTTCAAAGTATCTTTCATAAAATCCATCAAATCAGCTATATACTCTATATTTTTGATAACTTCTCTGTCGTCTTGTTTTTTTAGAGCTTTGATAAATTCTTTAGCAGCTAATGGTAAATATCTACCACGTTTACCTATCTCTGAATATCCTGCAGAAGTTATTTCCTCTTTAACCACACTATATCCTGCAGCATTAGCTATTTTTTTCTTTTTCTTTTTATCTTTCTTTCTACCACCACTAAAAGCCATAGGAGTTTGGTAACCAGGTGTTGCAGATGAGGTAGAAGCTTCTTCTACTTCTTTTTTGATTATCTTACGAACTATTTCTTTGAGTTTAGCTTGATTTGACATTTTCAAGCTCCTTGACTAATTGATAGTATCTCATTAGTGTAACTACTTGCTTATCCTCAACAACTCTACCTTTCATAAGAGTACCCGCCTGATTTACAGCTTCATTTAGCTTTATTTTAGTGACTTTATCACTAACTGAAGGCAACATTGATTGGAGTTTTTTAGTAACCTTTACAGTTTCAGATTCTATGAACTCTTTTAATGAATTTGTGTTAGATATGTTGTTTATATACTCTTTAAGTAGTTTTTTTTGTGATTTACTTAAAGAACTATATTTTTTATTGAACTTTTCAACCAATATGGTGTATGCCAATAGTCTCAAGTCTTTTTCTTGCTTTCTATAACTTTCATTTATAGTTTTTTCTTTTTTAACATCAGAAATTGTCTTTCTGGTGATGTGTTCTACTATTGTAAAAAGATTTTTTGTCTTTTCTGCTGGATTTTGTGTTTGATTGGAGTTAAATAGTTTAAAAATCGAAGCATTTACTTTATAGTTAGGTATTCTAGCCATAAAAAAATCATTTACGTTGTAATTTTTTTTAATTTCTTTAATTAAATTATATTTTTCTCTTTTTAAAGAGGTGCTGTTTAATTTTTGATGAGTTTTGATAACAGCATCTATTAAATGTTGAGCTTTTGTCTCAGATTTATAATTTTCTGTTGTCAAAACCTTATATAATTCGTATTCCTTTCCCAATTGTGTATTTTTATTGAAAAAACTCTTCAAAATTTTAGCAGCTTCAGCATTTTTATTATTGTTAAGTACATCTACTGTTATTTGTCGCGTCAATAATTCAAATAATATACCTGTATTACGAATTTTTGAGTGCTTTGTATTTGAACTCATATTAAACTCCAATCAATTTACAATTCTTCATATATAAATATATGATTACTTAATTTTTGTTAGTATTAACAGAAGAAACTTCTGTATTATACTCTTCTTCTAGCTCATTTGACTCAGATAATAAAGATTTAGCACTATTACCTAAGTGTTTTTGTAATATTTCATAGTGATGAGCAGCTACAGCACCATGTGCTGTCTTTTTATCATGTGCTCCCAACGGATCTCTACCCCTTACACCACTATCCTTACTATATTTGTTAGCTTCTTTAGGCCTTCCAGCACCTGGCTGTCCACCTTCTTCTGATCCACCCTCATCATCTAACTCATGACCTGTTCTACCCATAGCCATATCCGATGGTGTACCTTGCGATTGTCCACTTTTTGCTGGATCATTACCTTCGGCTTCAATCTGTTGCCTTCTAAATTTAGTTTTATAATCAAAAATTACTTGTTCATCATTGTCTTTAATTTCTTTATCTGTAAAATTAAATACATTTTTATAAACCCACTCTGATGATACCAACCCATCTCTTAACATTGAATCTGCTAAAGAAGTTTTATTGTTCCACAACTCTATTTTTTCTTGTTCATATATTGTTGATGGATTTGTAAGTTCTAAATCAAAGTTTACAAGCTCTTGATCTCTAAAACCTTGAGCGTATAGATGAACAACAGCCACTTTAGTTAATTCACTAACTACAATTCTCTGTATTCTTTCAATGGTACGAGCAAACCTAACATCTTCAGCAGCCAATGTAGCCTTAGAACCCAATCCTTCCTCATATCCTAAGAAAGCCTTTGGAACTCTTAGTGATGCAAGTAGTCTGTTCTTTAAATATTCAATATCATCAACTGCTTCATAAGTCAAACCAGCTAAACTTTCAATGTTTGTTCCACTATCCCCACCCCTAACAGGTAAAAAGAAATCTTCTGTAAGGTTCTGTATGTTATATCGTAGGTTGTAATCACCTGTTTTCTCATCAATAACAGGAGCTTTCTTCATTTTGTTAATTGTTTGTTGCATAAAGTTATCAACTTCAGCAGGTGGTATGTTTCCAATATCTAATTTGAACACTCTTTTTTCAGGTGCCCTCATTATCCTATGGATTAACATAGCATCTTCCATAAGAGTTAACTGTTTCCATACCTTTCTACCAGCTTCCAATTGTGATCTACCATAAGGAACATAATTTGCATCTGAAAGTAGTCTAAAGTGAGCTACTTGATAATTTTCAAATATTTTTGGTTCTTTATTATCTATCGTATGTCTGTTGTTGCCAGCACTATGAGGAGTTAATTGAAATTGAACTAACTGTGGATTTGTAGGATCATGACCTTCTAAACGAGCAACATCATATGCAGACATTGGAGTAACATTAGTTATACCATACTTTTCACTAATATCTAATTGTAAGAAAAAATCACCATACTTATTCATATTACGAACCCAAGGCCATAAATTAAATTCAATATTCAATATATCATAAAATAAATTGTGTAAAATATCATAAATCTGATTGTTATCTGTTTGTATAGCTAAAACTTTTCCATATTCATTTTTCATTGTAGATTCATCAGAATAAATATCTAATGCAGATGCTACAATAGAATCATTATCCATAGATTCATAATCTCTAAATAAACCTAATCTAAGCTGTTGAGCATATAATTGATCATTATATCCTATATTTTGCATATTAGAATATAATTTAGAATACCTATCAACTAAATTAGATTGAACATTAGATTGTAATTGTCCTGTATCTACGATTTTTAGTTTTTTACCACCAATGTTTCTAACGATTGTATTAGTAGAAAACAATCGTTTTAATCTTGAAAATATATCTTTTTCTGCCATAATTTTACCTCTTAGTTAATTAGCCAATCTAATGATTCTTTTTCACCATTGGGTCCTACTTCTATTTCCCAAGCATTATTTTCATTAGTTGGTTTTTGTGGTATCATTTGTGATGCTACACCACTTAATGTTTTTTTAGTTAATTCTATACCTTCATTTCGTAGTCTTAATGCAGTATCCCTTACCCAAAGAGTAAGAGCAAAACTCATCACTAAATCATCATTATATCCTTGCATCGCTTCAGCTTTATTGTTGTTATATATAAATACAAAAAGTTCATCAATTAATCGATTTGAACGAACAATTACTGTCTTTTCTCTAAAGTATTCTTCTAATTTAGCAACAACTAAAGGTCTTGTTTTCATTGTCATACTAAATCCAGCTACCATATTTCTGTCTTGTGTTCTATATCTATTATTTATTTGATGTTCGGTATCTACATATTTTAAATCTTTACTAGTATAAAATAAATTTTCGTATCCTCTATCAATACATTGTTGTAATGTAGCCCAACCTATATTATTGTTTTCAACTACTAATAAAGCATTATTATATTCTGTAGCAACATTAACACATAAATTACCAAAATCTTTTGTAGACATTCTACCTTTATACTCAGCTACTTGTTCCATAGTTTCTATATCCATAACGTGAAAAGCAGAATAGTCTGAACCATCACCTCTACTAACATCAGCACTTAAAACATAATCTTTTGTATAGTTTGCCGGCTGCCATATCCAAAGATTACTATCAATACCACGCTTTTCTAATGGGTCTTGAACATGCTTTTCTCTATACTCCTCTAATATAACACCATCAATAACAGTTTGACCTGAAGTAATAAAGTCACAATCACACTCTTGAGCAGCTAATGAAGGTCCTAACAATTTGTCTTGTTCTCTTCTCCACTCATCATCTCTTTCTGGATGTAAATTCCAATGTAGTTTAATAAAATTCCAATCATTTGTTCCATCTTCAGCACCCACCCAAGTTTTATGAAACCAATTACCAACACCATTTGGAGTAGAAAGTGCAATACATTGTCCACCAGTAGATAGTGTCTGTGAAGCAGCAGCCCATATCGGTTCAA